ATGACATAGTTGATGAAAAGCATGTTAAGTTCCGCAAGAACTGGGATATGCCAGACAAGTCATTCAAGTACGCAATCTCAGATATGGGACAGTGGTACAGTATGACTATCAAGCAGAACGGTCATTACATAGAACTCAGAGACAGCTTGAAACTTTTACCCTTTTCCCTGAAAGCTATTGGCAAGTCATTCCAAACAAAGCACCAGAAACTTGAAATGGAATACAAAGGTGAACGCTATGCTGGTTGTCATATCACAGAAGAAGAGATGAAGTACATCGCTAACGATGTTTTAGTTATTAAAGAAGCGCTTGAGATTATGTTCTCTGAAGGACATCGTAAGTTGACCATTGGTAGTTGTTGTCTTAGTGAATACAGGAACATAATGCAAGATGAATACAATGACTATTTCCCAGACCTGTACAAAGTTCCGCTAGATGAAGAGCAGTTCGGCAGCAAGAATGCTGGCGAATGGATACACAAGTCATACAAAGGTGGCTGGTGCTACATTGTTAAGCAAAAGGCATGTAAAGAGTATCACAATGGCGTAACTGCAGATGTGAACAGCTTATATCCAAGCGTTATGCATTCCGATTCTGGTTCTGATTACCCTGTTGGAATGCCGAAGTTCGTTCATGTTGAAGCAGATGAAGGAACCCTTTTCGGTGATTACTCATGCCCTGTTAAGTATGACCCATTCTGGTTTCAGCCAGAGCCAAAACCTACGCGCCCGCATGAGTACGGCCATTTCTACTTTTTCCGTATCAAGACTCGATTTTATCTCAAGCCCGGTAAACTTCCCTTTATTCAGATTAAGGGCACATGGATGTACAAGGGTACAGAAGCCCTTGAAAGTTCAGACGTTATTGGAAAAGACGGTGTTGCTCGTGAATATTACTATGATGTTGATGGAAACTTGCACGACACGCGCGTTGAACTTACACTGACACAGACAGATTTCATTCTATTACGTGAGCATTATGACTTAGTAGATTATGAACTGCTTGATTATTGCGAGTTTGCTTCTGCAATTGGAATCTTTGACGAGTACATTAACAAGTATGCAGCAATCAAGAAAACCAGTAAAGGTGCAAAGCGCACATTAGCAAAACTATTCCTGAACAACTTGTACGGGAAAATGGCAAGTTCGATGGAATCATCATTCAAAGTAGCTTATCTTAAAGACGATGGAAGTGTTGGATATTATGAAGTTGAAGAGTACGAAAAGAAACCCGGATACATCCCAGTTGGTAGTGCTATCACTAGTTATGCCCGGAACTTTACCATTCGAGCAGCACAGAAAAACTATTACGGCCCAGATAAACCCGGATTCATTTACGCAGATACAGACAGCATACATTGTAACCTGCCACCTGAGCAGTTGAAAGGAATTACGGTGCATCCAACTAATTTCTGCTGCTGGAAACTTGAATCTAGCTGGGATATTGGTTGGTTTGTACGGCAAAAAACGTATATTGAGCACGTAACAAAAGAGGACTTAGAGCCTATTGAAAAGCCGTACTACAATATTAAATGTGCCGGTATGCCAGCAAGATGCAAAAATTTATTTGCAGAATCATTTGACCCTACTATTGCAAAAGATATTGAAGAGGGTAAAGACCCTAGAAATGAGGAACGAGAACTAAAAGATTCAGGTCTTACGCCAGAAGAAATACAGTTCTTATCTACAACCAGAACGTTGTCAGATTTTAAAGTAGGTTTAACTATTCCCGGTAAACTACTGCCAAGAAGAATCCCGGGTGGTGTGTTACTGGTAGATACTGATTTTACAATGAGGTGATACAATGAATGTCGTTGAATTATGGAACACCTGTGTTGATTGGTTTCCCGCTACAACTATGGTTATCAACTCTGATGGTGGAGACCACTTAAAAACTTTTAAATCAGTTGAGGATTGTCTCAAATTCTGTGGCAATAACACTGTATCGTCTTTTTCTGTAGATAGATTAGGCGATACTATTACAATTGAAATCGAGGTGTGACTATGAGATTCAGGAATAACAAATGCAAAAACTGTGGCTCAGACCAGTTTGAAATGGTCGCACAGGGTTATTTCTCCGGCATCTACTGCAAGGAGTGTGGTAGGCTGTTGCAATGGGTTAAATTCGAGAAACGTGCATCTATTGCAGGTCATTTTAAACGCTATGGTGATTACAAGGAGATTAAATGATGGAGCACTATCTCATTTGTGATAAATCATACGGCGATTATAAGTCATGTGATATTACAGATTGCCCGTATCATCTTGAGCATTACAATCCGCAGCCTGTAGACTGGATTATGATGCATAAGGTAAATGCAATTAACACAGGTGGCTGTATGCAAAATTTGCAAGAAAGGGTGAATAATCTTGGGTAACGGTACACTTCCTCACATGGAAGATAGCGTGGAAGATGCAGTTGGTAGGCGCTACATCTTAATCAAGTTGCCACATGAGACGTTCAAGCGTAGGGCTATAAACAAAGACTCTTTGTTATATGTAGCGGCGCTGCTTGAAAAAGATTTTGTTCATCTTCCGGGTTTCAATGACCAGTGCTTACGCATTGGCTCTTTACCAGATGATATACTGCGGTCTAAGGTTCTAATGTATAAGGTGGATACGCCTAGTACGTTTACTGCGATTATTGCTGGCTCAGGATTCAGCATTTGGAATTACAAAAAGTGAGGTTATCATGATAATTATTATTGTTGCGGCTCTTTTCATTGCATACATTGGGTACACGTTTATTTATTCTCTTGTACACGGATACACCGACGGAGCTATACTTATTGCAGTGGCTACTGTTGTTGTGGCTTTATTGGTGTGGTGTGAAGCAGCATGGTGGGTGATTAAATGAAACTGTGTGATATTCTGTTTACTGTTGGTTCGCTAATTGTTATTGTCGGTTCTGAGTGCATTGCCATTGGCGTTATGGCAACCAGTGGCGCAGCTTTATTGGAACTGATTATTGCAGCTGTTATTATGTTTGGTGTTGACTTAATGGCTGCAGCATTCTTTATGCTAGATTAAAATATAAAACAAACCCCCAAAGGGCATCTTACGATGTATCCTCTGGGGGTTTTCTATATCCTTAATCGAGTTCCAACAGAGCGTGCAGCCTACACGAACCTGCATCCCGGACGGTTCTTCGCCGTTGCTACCCAGTTGCATCAATGTTAGTTGCTCGATGGGATAAGTTTAATAAGACAGTGCTTTGAGAATTACCTCTTTGCACATGAGGTTCTTGAACCTGAATGCGCCGCGGTCAAAGTAATACCGCATATTGTCCAAGAACATAGCATAGCTTTTCAGCATAACATAATTTACACGGTGGTCGTCAGTAGTGACAGCCAGTTTGAACTTGTAGCTAGTATCAGGTCTATCGTCACAGTAAATAACACCGGAGTCTGCGAACTCCCTAAGTCCGTATTCTTTACCCATGTATCTAAGTGTGCCAAGATACCTTGAATTGCCTTCCGGTTTTTCGATAAAAGCAGAACTGTCGTTCAGATACACAGCTTGCGTTAAATACGTGTCGTATGTATCTCCGGAAAAAGCCCTGTTAAAAGCAGAACTGGCCTGTGCCTTAGATGCAGCATCAACATAGCCCTGTTCAAGAACCCAGCCTTCACCGCGCAGAAACTTTACATTGTCGGTCAGTCTGCTGCTGATGTTCATAGCAACATAATACGGGTTCAGCAAAGTTACAGGGTTAGACAGCATATAAACAGGAACGTATCTACTTTGAGCGCCTTGACCACGCGCAACAGAGGTGTGCACAGACCTAAACTTTTTAACTTCGTCTGCACAGTAGTGGTTTGTCTCACTCTGGAACTCGTCCATCACCATTCTTACAGTGTCAGAAAAGAAGTGGGAGTATTTCTTAATCTGGTCTGCGCTGTTGATACTTACTGCATATCCGCAATTAACGCCGTCCAGAAACAACTCATAGAAAATGCCTTTAGCTCTGCGTTGGTCTGTCATTTCATGTCCCGGGAAGAACAGGCTGCTAATGTCCTTAAAGAACTTGTTAGCGCAGTCATCCAGTTCATAGTTATACCTATACAGCAGCATGAACTTTTCGCCGTAGTTGATGAAACGTTTAAGACAATATCGGTTGAACCATGTAGTCTTGCCACCACTACGGTTAGTAGTGCACATATAGATTTCTGGCTTGCTGCCGTTGATATCCGTCAGGGAAAGCAGCTTTGCGCCGTCATAAAAATCTCCCAAAATATAACACCCCGTAAAATTTGTTCCATGTGGAACATTCCGGAAATAGACGATCCTTCTATAAATATTATACCGCAACCCCTGTTCAAAGTCAACCATTTATGGTATAATAGAATAAACGGGAGGGGAAGGGGGTGAAGAAAAAGTGGAGTTTGCTTCATCCGTACCGACCGAGTTAGTTCTCGTAGTCGTGTTTATGATGGTGGACGTTCTGACCGGAGTGCTGAAAGCGCTCAAGAACAAAGAGCTGTCCAGCACCAAAGCAAGGGAAGGCATGTACAAAAAGGCATCGTTCATTCTATTCGTTGGTTTTGGTTATCTTGCCGACTTTGCAATGGACTACGTAGACATGGGCTTTAAGTTCCCTGCGGCTGTTACCATTAGCACACTGATTATCCTGACCGAAGCTATTTCTGTTCTGGAAAATCTGGGCAGCATTAACCCTGACCTTGTGAAAATGGTAGCGCCATTCCTGTCTGCACTGAATACTAAGAAGGATAGTGAATACAATGAAAACAGCTGAATATTATGTCATTGACGTTACTGAACACGTCAATGAAAAGGTCAGTGAGCATTTCACTATCAGTGAGTTCAAGTGCACTGACAATTCTCGTGTCGTTGTGCTGAATAAAGCACTTATTGATGTACTTGAAACAATTCGTAAGCATTTCAACAAACCTGTAATCATCAACAGCGGCTACCGCACTGTAGCCTACAATTCACAGCTCAAAAACTCGTCTCCTAAATCACAGCACACTCACGGCAACGCAGCTGATATTCGTATTCCGGGTATTACGCCACTTGCCTTGTACAATTTCATCAACTCTTTCTACCGCAATTCTCTTGGGCTTGGTTTGTATGATACCTTTGTCCATGTGGATGTAAGAGACGGTAAGGGCCGATGGGATTATCGTTCTAATAAGTAATATAAAGGAGTGAACAGAATGGAACTGTCAGAGTACAATGCAAAAACACAGGAAATTCTGTCCAGTATCGGCGAAGATGCCGACCAAGGAAAGATTTCCAACCTTCTGGCTGAACTGACCACTGGTTTCAGTGAAGAGGTTGCGGCAAAGGTAGCAGCAACTAAGAGTGTTGAGGAGCTGACCGCTAAGAACACTAAACTGAAAGAGGATAATATGAACCTCTTTCTGCGTGTAACTGTGCCAGACGATAACAGCAAACTGAATGACCCTCAGCGCCCTGAAACTGACCCTAACCCCGTTAACCGACTGTTTACCAATGGTAGGCTCAACCTTAAAGGTTAACATAAACACTAAGAAAGGATAGTGATTATCTATGGCAACTGCTGTTGACGTTGTTAACGCCGTTATCAATACCAGCACTGTTCTGCGAGAAGGTGTCCCTCTGGCCACCAATGCTACGCTGCAGAGCACCGGCGGCGCTATCATGTCGTACACCCCGTTCATGAACGAGTTTATCAACGGCCTTGTGAACCGCATTATCTTTCAGGAAGCGCACAATGCTGTCTACGACAACCCGCTGAAGATTTTCAAGGGAGCTGAGATTCCCTACGGCACTGATGTGCAGGATTCCATTGCTAACCCTGCCATTGCTACTCCTTACGATTCTTCGGCTATGTCTGATGTTCTGTCTCCCGGCAACCCGGACGTTAAGACCGTCTACTACCGGCGCAACCGTCAGGACAAGTACAAGGTTACTGTCTATGACGCGCAGCTGGCTGGTGCGTTCGTAAATGCCGATACCTTCAACAACTTCGTGAATATGATTATCAACACGCTGACCAGCGGTGATAACATCGACGAGTTCAAGCTCATGAAGGGCCTTATCGGTCAGGCTATCAACGATGGAAACATTAACTCTACTACTGTCCCCATGGGTGCCGACCATGAAGCGTTCGCAAAGACGCTTATCACGGACGCCCGGGCAAAGTTCCTGCAGTTCCAGTTCCCCAGTACCAGCTATAACTGCTACAAGAAAATGGCAGATGCTGCTGGCGTTGCAAATGCTACCCCCCTGACTACGTGGACTACCCCCGACCGTATCAGCATTCTGGTTCGTGCCGATGTTGCCGCTTACACTGATGTGGAAGTTCTGGCAAAGGCATTCAACATGAACAAGGCTGAGTTTATGGGCCGGCAGGTCATTGTTGACAGTTTCGGCGATACTGGTAACGCCGCTAAGACGCTGGCTGTTATCGCTGATAACACTATGGTTCGTTCTCATGACAACCGTTATCAGATGGCCGAGACCCCGTACAACGCAAGCACCCTGAGCCGCACCTACTTCCTGCATCACTGGGAAACCATGGCGGTCAGTCCGTTTGCAAACGCATGGGCTTTCATCGAGGGTTAATGTAAACCCTCCGCAACTTTAACATTCTGTTTCACTCCTTACGGTAGGCAGTTCTTTCTTCCGGCTGCCGAGGGTGGGTCAGGGGCAAGGAGAATAAAATGTTTTCACCTACTACGAATTTACGGCTGCTGAGTACGCCGCTTGAAAGCGATTACGAGAATACATTGTGGTTCCCTAATATCGCAGCTCAAACTGCATACTTTACCAGCAAAACGGTAAAAACGTATGCAAACTTCAACTACATCAAGAAGGATAACACTATTGTAGTTCCTGATGAAGTTGATAATCTCTATAACTGCAACTACATCATGTACCAGAACTCCAACTTTGGAACGCGCTGGTTCTATGCTTTCATCAACCGCATGGAATGGGCCAGTAATGGCAGCACCAGATTGTATGTTAGCACTGATGTTATTCAGACGTGGTTCTTTGATATCAACTACTACCAGAGTTATGTCGATAGATGCCATTCTGATACGGACGTGGTTGGTGACAATATTGTTCCAGAATCTTTTACTACTGGTGATGCTGGTGGTTATCAGCAAGCAGGTTCTCAAGACCTGTCTCCAAATTGGGTTCTTGTTTATGCAACTGCCCAATATGATGGAAGTCCCGCCCCAGCCGTTACTGGTTCAAAAATTGCTTCTGGTTCTGGCATTGTTTACAACAAAGCGTTTAACCAAAGTGACCTGACAGAGGTTCTTAACCAGTACGTAAAAAACGGAACAGCTACAGCGATTTCTCGCATTCAGCAAGTGCCGGTTGGAAATCATTCCCCCACAATCTCATTCTCTAAATACCCATCTGCTATTCATGGTTATGTACCTATCAACAAGAAATTGCTGTCAGGAGCATTTATCACCAATTACGCTACAATGTACGGTCAAGAAATTAACTTCAACCCTGCATTTATTAACGGTAACTCAGTTACTATGCAAATTGACGTTGAAGGAACTGGTGGCGTTGTAAGCTGTATTGTGACAAACTACGGCAATTCAAACGTTGCAAATATCAGCATGAACGCTGCTATCCCAGAAGCAACATGGGCATATAATCAGTACAAAAACGATTACAATTTGCACAGTGGAAGTAATAGCATTTACCGTAAACGTTCAATTGAAAACAGAACCTTTAATATGTATAGAGGTTTTTTGCAAGGTGTTGGCGGCGCAATGCAAGTAGCAGGCGCAGCAATCGACCTTGCTAACCCTATGACGTATGTAACTGGTGGCGGTGCATCAAGCGCCATTCAAGGCGGATTATCTGGTGCATCTTCAATCTTAAACGCTTCTCAGGCGCTTGGGCAAATTTCTGGTGGATATGACGAAATCAGTCAAGACCTTATGGCAATCAATGAAAGCTACAATGCCCCTGCAACTGGTGGTGTTCCTGCTTCCAACATGTTCATTCAGTCTGGAAAAACTGCATTGTCATACGGCTACAAAGTTCCACCTCTTGAACTGGTTAAACGTTGTGACAAATATCTCAGTGTTTATGGTTATAAGCAAAGCGAATACAGAACAATCAACCTTCATGCAAGATTGAATTGGACTTTCATCAAAACTGTTGGCTTAAACGCTTCCGGTAACTTCCCCGATGAAGATATGAAAATCATCAAAAATGCATTCAACAATGGCATTTTCTTCTGGTCTTATACCGCAGAATTTGGAAACTTCGACCAGCTCAATCCTATTGTGTAAGGTGGTGAACAAATGAGTACAACGCATGAAGAAAATATTTCAGGCATAAAAGGTTCTATGTCTGGTAACAATGCGGTATTCACGACCATCAAAGTACAATACCCGGGTGCATGGAACGATGATTTAACCAACCTTGGAAACATCCTTGGTATGTCACCAGAAGATATTCTCAAACTTAATCCTTGGCTTGCTCAAAATGCATTTCCTGCCAATGACCACGACTATGCTGTTATTCAGTTAAAGTCTGGTCGTTCTGCTGGAATGGGCGGTAACACTGGCGATAACGTAAACGACTTCCCAGGCGGATATTACGTTACTGACGGTTGGCTGTTTCCACTTGGTACTGGAACATGGTTCTGCTCTACTGGCTATAAGGATAAACACAAAGCGATTGATTTAACAACAGGTATTCCCGGACAAATTGCTGGCGCTGCTGTTTATGCTTCTAAAGCTGGCACAGTTGTTCAATGCTACACCTCTGATAGCTGGGGAAATACAATTCTTATTCGCCATGACGAAACTAAAGATGCAAACGGCAATTGCTATTACACTCGTTATGCGCATCTAATTAGTTTGCCTACACAGAAGGTAAATGATAAAGTAAGTCAGGGCGATAAGATTGGAGCTGTTGGTAACACTGGTAAATCAACAGGCTTTCATCTTCACTTTCAAATTTATTTTACTTCTGCTACACGAACAGACTATACTGCATTTAATGCTGCCGCTGCATTCTCTGTAAACCCTAACTCAATTAGTAAGTTCCCGGGTATTCCTTGGACTGAGCATAAATACTCTACAGTTAATTTTGCTAAATGCGAATTTATCACTGAAAATGACATAGAAGAGTTCAAAAGAGCTATCGCCGGTACAGAAGCAGAAAACCCAATGACTGAAAGTGAATGGAAAGAGTTCACTAACGGTATTGTTGACAAATACCTTACAGGCGTAAAAGTTGACAAAAACTCAGAACTTGGCAAATACCTTGACGAGTTTTTACATGCACAGTTTGAGGGCATTAAGCGAAACGGTCTTGAAGCTGTTTACAACCTAATGAATGGTGGCAACTTCTTTGTGACCTTGCAGCAATTCTGTGAAAGCGTTGTAAACAATGCAATCTGGTACGTTGAAAACAAAGTTGGCGAAGTTCTTGTTGGAGCCGGTCAAACATTTGTAAACAATGCGAAAACTGGCTTAAAAAACTGGATTTACGACCGCACAAACGTTGACAAAAACAGTGAACTTGGACAAAGCCTTGGTAATTATCTTGACAGCTACATAGACACTATTGTTAGTCTTGGCTGGTCTGCTGTCAGAACTGCAATTACTACCGGTGATGTACGAACAGCAGCAGAAGTTTTATTAGTTCAAACAAAAAACACGTCTATTGACTTTGTTGCTAACGCTATGGTGCATGGAGCAACAACAGCAATTCAAGCATATATTCCTACAGTAATCAAAGATGAAAACATTGCATCCGCTGCAACTTCTATTGCGACAGGTGTTATCAATGTCACAATTCAATCCGTTGGTGGCGTGCTTAAAGGGCAAATATCTATTGAGCAAGCAGCAAAGAATATCATATCGCAATCAGTAATTTCTATCACTCAAATTGTATACGGTCAAATCGTAAAGCCTGTTTTGTCCAAATGGATTTCCACGGGGCTTACAACGTTAGTGACTGGCACACTTACTAAACTTGGCATTACATTGGGTGCTGAAGCTGGCGGCATATTAGGCGCAGCAATAGGTTTCCTTGTTGGCCTTATTCTTGATGCTTTGTTCAATCTTCTATTGCAAAAACTTGTTGGCTGGTTTACCCAGTAAGAAGGTGATAAAATGTACAAATATGACAATGAGCTTGCTGAAAAAGAAGTTGCTGTTTCAGCCTACTGTGACTACTACACCAGACTTAAAAACCTTGCCTGTACCATGTTCAAGTGGGAAGGGCTTCCCGACAGCGTGAATGAACGCTTCCTTGAACGCTGTCTGTATTTGCAGGGTCGTGCCGTGTTCTTCAACAGTGAAACCCGTGGTTTCCTTTGCTTGAACTGTAGCCTTGAGGGCATCAACCTATATGACGAACCAAAGAGAATACGCCCCATCACTCCTGTAACGTCTTTTCCTGCTATTGATGCAGATAACTGCGTTCTTATCAGAAACACTCCTGATATGTACCCCACCTTCCTCACCACTCGCAGATACGCAAAATCGCTGTATGATATCGATTCCGCAATTGATATCAACATTTCTGCGCAGAAAACGCCTGTGCTTATCCTTACAGACCAGAAACAGAAACAAACTGCAATGGCTGTTTATGAAAAGTACAAGGGTAACACACCTGTTATCTTCGGCGTTAAAGATGTGTTTGACCCGAACGCTTTCAAGGTTCTGCGCACAGACGCCCCCTTTGTTGCTGGACAGCTGCAGGATATCAAAATCACCAAATACAACGAATATCTTGGTTTCCTTGGTATCGGCATGGCTGACTACAAAACAGAGCGCCGCGTCACTGATGAAGTTGAGCAGTTTGACCGACAGGCCAATGCACTGGCAAACATCGGCCTAAGCCAACGCGAGGAAGCATGTCGTAAAATCAACGACCTATTCGGACTTAACGTAAGTGTTCATCTGGCATCCGAAGCATACACTACTGAGGGCGCTAAGTACAGTAAGAACAGCTACAACGCTACTTACACTAAGAACTACACTGATGATAAAAAGACTAGTGAAGGAGAGGTGTAAACAATGGCTGTATACACTATCGAACTTGGTAGGCTTATCGATACCGGTTACGATATCGGCATGGATACTTACCCTGTTCCCTCATTTGTCACTGACCCTGCTGCTTGGCGTAAACAGCTGAACCAGAAAATTATCAACCACTACCTGTTCATGGAAATCGGTTGTCTGCCCCCTGACAGATTCAAGCACTTCCTGAATATGACTATGGCTGAAATTATGCCGGTCAAAAACAAGCTGTTTGAAGCACTCAACGAAAAGTGGAAATTCTACACCGGCGGTAACATCACTGAAATTATCAATGATGGCCACACCGCTGACAGAACACTCAACAAAAGTGGCGCTGACTCAACCAGCAGCATTTCCAACAGCACTACCAATGCCAACAACTACACATTGAATGTAGGCTCTGATACTCCCGGTCAGATGTTGAACATTGAAAGTGATATCGCAAACAACACTTACGCAAGCAGAGCAACAAAGGACAAGAGCAATGGCAGCACTAACACAATTGCAAACAGCAACGACACAACAACTTACGGAAGCAAGGACACAGAGAAGAATCAGTACAACGGCAACCGGAACAGAACTGTTAGCGGCTTGTATGGCAAGAGCTATGCAGAACTGTTCAAAGAGTATTCAGAAGCACTGCGCAATATCGATGTTGAAATCATCGATGCTTTAAGCAGCTGCTTTATGGGCATCTTCTAAGAAGGGAGACTATAATATGGCTAACTTCATTCAGTCTGCTGACGACAAGATTGAGATTGTCAAGGACAACAGCTATCTGCTGAACGACGCTCTGCGCGTGTTTACAGTGTTTACTTCTAATGGCGCTGTGAGTACAAATAAACCGGTACTGCTGGTAAACCTTCCGAATGTTGGTAAACACGCAGAACTTGGGTATTTCAGGCCCGCCAACGACCACTCCGCTAACGGTGGTGCAAAGGTAACGAACACTACGTCAAGCAAGGACGGCCTGCACAAGATTACCATTAGTCTTGGCGAGGATACCCTATTGGGTCAGCAATACTACATTGAAGGCTGGATTGACCTGCCGTAAAGTGAGGTGATATCAATGGACTTCAACGCTATTCTGTACTGGATGCAGTTCATTTCTGACTTGTTTCAGTACTTGGTGAACTACTGGAAGTGAGGTGAACACAATGGCATATGAGCCGCTTGCACCTCTGCCGTTCCTTCCCATTATCGGCAGATTTGACCTGAACACCTTTATCCCTGGTTCTTCCGATTATGAAATCATGGCGCGAGTTATCGAAACGTACAACAAGGCTGTTGAACTGTTCAATCAGATTATCAGCCAGTACAGCGACATTGATAAAACTATCGAGGAACTGACTAAGGAATACCAGAAACAGCTGGACGAATACAAAACTGACACTGACCAACACATTTCTGCTTTTGAACAGGAAGTTAACACTAAAACTCAGGCACAAGACAATAAGATTGCTGAACTAGCTGCGACTGTTCGCAAACTGCAGAATGACGTTGATGACCTTATCAACGGCGAGTACATTGACAACTATGTGAAAGCTCTTGCTACGTGGATTGACAACAATCTGCAACAGCTGGTGGCAAAGGTTGTTAAGTACGTGTGGTTTGAGATTAACGAAAGCGGATACTTCGTAGCATACATTCCTGATACGTGGGACTTCGTCGACTTTGGCACTGAGCTTGACCCTGATAATGAGGACTACGGTAAGTTGGTTCTGGAATGGGAACCAGAAGTGCCAGACGACCCAGCATTCCAATCTATTCCTATCATCCCTGACTATGAAACGCTCAACATGTATTATCCTGAAAAAAATACGGCACTAAATGGTATGAACGGCACTTTAAGCACAGACATCCTAGCAATAATTACCTTCAATGCAAATGAATCTATAGCATGGAAACCTATCTCACTTACGTTCAAAGCTAAAATTGAATTTCTGGGCAGTGAAACAACTGCACATTTTCACGCCGAGAGTGTTCTAATTAAAAATCTTCATGAAGATGCCGATATCGAACCAATTGAACAATACAACACAATCGATGGCACAATAAACTCCAACGAACTAGACGATAAAGGATTTTACACGTTCACTTATAACTTTGGAGAAGCATCTTTTGTGCGTATTAAAGATGACACATACATGCTAGGTTTTGAATTCGACATAAGTGGCGCAAAAGTCAGCGATTCTAACTATACTAGTACGAACAAAGAAATAAATATATATGGTTTAGAAGGCGTATTTACAGTTCAAAAGAAAGAACTATAAATATGCGGGTGGGTTGGCGGGAGTAAATTTATAAAGGAGATAAGCATGGCTTTAAAAAAGTTTATTGGCGCAAGGTATGCACCTGAGTTCGCTGGCGCTTGGAGCGATACCAACCAGTATGCTGCTTTGAGCGTGGTGTATGCGGATAACCGCAGTTACGTGAGCCGAAAAACTGTTCCGGCTGGCACGCCTATCACGAACACTGAGTTCTGGATTCAGAGTTCTGACTGGAATGCTCAAGTCGCGGAGTACAACCTCAAAGTCGAAGGGTACAATTCCAACGTTGAGCAGTACAACAGAAATGTTCAGGACTACTCTGCAGCAGTCAGCGGATTCTACGCTGACACTCTGCACAGCTTTGACACCAAAGCGGATATGCAGGCAGACAGAACGCTGGCACTGGGTGAAACGCTGCTGACCTGCGGCAATAGGGAAATCGGTGATGGCGGTGGCAGCTTCTATCAGGTCGTGAGTGAAACCAGCGTTACGGCAGTGGCTCTTGACAATGGCCTGTTCGCTGAGCCGTTTGAGTTCCAGCCGTATGACTACAGTCAGTTCCAAACCGCAGTTGATGAATACAAGGCTGAAACTGACCAGCAGATTACGCAGGCTCAGGCTCAGGCAGCAGCTCAGAGAGCAGCACTTGTTGCTGTAAGCCTTCGCAATTATGACAATGAAAACGCCATGATTGCTGACCGCAGCCTTGAAGAAAACAACACGATTCTTACCAGTGGCAAGGTTGCAGTCGGAGACGGCGGCGGCAGCTTTTGGAAGGTCAAAAACAGCAGTGATGAAAGCGGGTCTGTAAATCTGGCAAATGGCAAAAAGGCTGTACCGTTCGCATTACAGGTTTACCAGTTGAATGACCTTATCAACTATAACGGTAGCAAAGCGAACCCCGCAGTGGTCGGCATGGTTAGTGGCGCTACTACCACGCTGCGTATTCAGTTGGCAAATGGCGAAACCAAAACTGCATTCACCAGTG